GGTGAATTGTGGCCCGAAATAGAATCCGTTACCTGTGTGAGCATACCACATATCACGGACTCCGCGTGCTTCACAGATTCGCACCATCGACCACCAGTCGTGGAGCGTACTCTGTGTGTTCCTCGTGCTTACTTTCTCTGCCTGGGCTGGTGATGTTGCGCCTAATGCAATGATGGCGCTTAGTACACTCAGCTTACGCACTATGCTCGCCTCCTTGGTTGTTTACACGGATGGAACTCCGTAGCCACACCGCTTGCAAAACGTCATAGGCGCATTGTTTATCGGCGGAAGTGGTCGGTGTCCCAATAAGCGACAGATTAGTCGCTTAAATGAAAACCTCTCTTTCATTCTTTCACCCTGACGAAAACGGTGGCTTGAGCGGCTGCGTCACGCTGTCTACGCATGACTTCACCGCCATTGGAATCATTACCAATAGCGGTGTTTCCTTCAATGGCCTCAAAAACTCGGCCACTAGTCCAGTTCTCGAAGATACCGATATGGTCGAATTCACCATTTCTGTCCCAATCATAGCAAACCAAGTCACCAGCTTTAGGATCACTAGTGATGGACAGACCGTTTTTACCCAAACGTGCATCGTTCACGATGTACGGCACGTAAGCGTATTTATTACCTTTCACGAAAGTCGAGGTTGGATTCTCACCAGTCTGATCGCACCAAGTCACGAACATAGCACACCAAGGCCCAACCAATCCGTACCAGTTAGTGTACTTGCATTGATTCGTGTTTGGTGGAGACTCCTTAATACCGAGCTGAGTCTGCGACAGTTTCAGTCTAGCCTGTGCTGATGACGTAGTTGGTTCGGGTAGTGGTTCCTTGCCACCGAACTCATCCCACGCTGCATTGATAAGCTCGACAGCACGCGCATCCATCGCCATCTCACCAGCATGGGGAAATCCCTCAGGCACGCGAATAGAGCGTAGCGTGTTGAATGTGGACTTACCGATCCAACCGCTGTCAGGCACAATGTTCTGTTGTCGCTGAACACCGGCAACCCCGGTATCCTTCACATTACCGCCTTTACCGTGAGCAAAGGCATTACTGTATTGCTGGTCAAACGCCTGCCATACCCACCTTCCAGCGCGACTCACGGTGCGCTTGTAAGCCTCTACATCAGGGCCGTCCATGCTAGGTGTCTTACCACTCTCAGCAGCATCAGGCGGATATAGTGGTCTGGGAAAACCCCTGACAGCTACCATCGGCCCACCCTTGTACGGCACTTCGTACCACTCAGTCACTTCCATCCCCCCACACATCTAATAGAGTTGCGAAGCTTTGATCTTTTGTGAGGTATTTGAATCCTGCCCCGAACGTTGCCCATTGCAGCAAATGACGGGATGCATCCATAGCGTGTGGTTTCCCCCGTTTGTAAAGCTTGCGATTCTTTAGCACCACATCACTGTAGTAGCTTTTACCCTGACCTGGCTTCTGTAGGTAAATCTGGCATCTACCAGTAGGCTCGACAAGCGAGTAAAGGCGAGCAACCCCGATTAACTGCAATGGAAAGTAGTTGACCCCTGTAGCAGCCCTGTGGTGGCCACCACGAAACTCAAAATCCTCCATCACAATCACGTCAGGCTTGAACTCCGCGAGTCTACGCCAGAAGTCGTCAACGTCCTCGACAGATTGGAAGGGAAAATACAGGAGATATCCCTGAGGATCGAATCGAGCGTAGCAGTATCCAGTCTCGATACCTGGATCTATTGCGATAATTTTCACAGTTGGTCTGTTTTCGGCCATATACCCGTATCTGCCTCACTTGGATGAATCATCGTATGCTCTTGCTGTGCCGGTTTTTCAGGAGGGGGCGGATCGCTCTTAACTACCTGATTATCTTTGAAAGCGAGGTACATTCCCCACCAAACAATCCACGTAGCACAGAGAATACCAACGGTAGCGACAATAGCCCAATCACCCACCGTTGAGTTCCTTCGTTACCTGTGTTCGAAGGAACGCTGTAGTACGTGCGAATCTCTCCTGCGCTCGCTCAACGTCCTTACGATAGGATGCGTCCATTCTGTGCAGAAGCGCGCGATGCTCAATCGAACTGGCACAGTGACAACCTGCGCCTTCTTGCTTGCGATCCTCAGTTGATTTCATCTAGGTGACCCCAATCTGGCCCGATACTCAGGTCTGCTTTATATGGAAAGTCCCAACCGATCGATCGCTTTGGAGCAGCCTCAAGGAACCCTCTGAGTTTTCCACCAAACTCAGATGCATCTTCCTGTCTGACGTTGATAAGGATGGAATCATGCACAGTAATCCTAGGCTGGCAGATCGACCAAAGATCCTCAGCAACAAGCCATTCCACAAAATCGCACAACGCCCAGAGGGTGATGTTCGCAGCAATGTTTTGAGGCAGAAAATTGATACCTTCTTTGACAACGTGTAGTCGTCCCGATTCGTCGGCTGGAATGATGTAGAATCGTCGCTTGTGACCAAATGGAGATTGGATCTCTCCTTCATTGAGAACCTGCCTCTCCATGGATTTAGTCCACTCCCACACATCAGGGAATCGACTCCACCAATAGTCAATGTACGCCTGTGCTTCCTCCTGCGGCATGTGATACATCTGCGCAAATGAGAAAGCACTCTGCCAATACGCTACTCCGAAGTTGATGTTCTTTGATCTGACGTACTGTTCGTAGGTGTACTCTGCTCCGTAGAACTCTGCCGCCACTTCCTTGTGAAGCGATCTATTTGTGTCGAGATAAATCGACTGAAGAGATTTATCTCCTGAGAGTACGGCAATTGTTCTAAGCTCTGCTTGAGACAAGTCTGCACTAACAAATACGCATCCGGGGTCAGGGAGAAAACAACTTCGTATGTTGGGGAGTCCTTCTTTTGTTCTTGTGACATTTTGCAGATTTGGATTGGTGCCGCTGAGCCTTCCCGACTCCGTTCCGTGAATCTTAAAATCAGTGTAAATTCGTCCATTCGGTTGTCTCCTGAGCACCAATCCCTCTAGGTACGTTCCCCGTTGTTTATCCAGTTCCTTAAAATCATCGAGAACCTGGACAAACTGTTGGACTCCAACTCTGCGGTCGCCATCGCCATGATAGTCAGGTACGGCAAACAAGCCTAGCAGGATAGCCTCACGTACCCACTTGTCCGTAGAACGCTTGCCTAGCCGCTCAATCTTCGGACGCATCAAGTTGTGGGTAATGCCCCAATCATCGTAGAGCAGCTTCTCCAACTGCTTCGGGCTATTGGGATTGAGCTTCCTGCTACTCATCCTTCCCAGGGATAGACGCTGTTGCCTCAGCTTAGGCCAAACCTCTTTCTCAAGAATGTCACAGGCTCTATCAGTATCGTAGAGATTGCCCTCCAACTCAATACGTGTGAGAGTCTCCGAGAGCCTGATAAGCAGCGAACGATAAGGCTTTTCCCAAACGCCGTCATTGATTGCTCTAGCCTTGAGAATCTCAAAAAGGGCCACAGAACCAGCAGCGTCAAAACCATTATACTGGTATAGTTCAAGGCGAGCACGCTTTTGGTGACTATCCTCGGTTCCATAGTAGTCAAACCTTCCTGTCTTTTTGAAGTGTTTGACTGACGGGGGTTCGTACTTAGGCCAACCCAACTCATCCTTTAGCAGCCATTCAAGCGAATGACCGCCAGCTCCCGATTCAGGATCACCCGGCCTTTCATCGAGACACCAGCTAAGCAGCATGGTATCTTCGTCCACCTGAGCATCAATGCCATGAGTACGCAACACCTTAACGTCGTACTTGCCGTTGTGCCACAAATAGGACACGTCGGGAATCTCCAGTAAACTACCGATTTGCTCCACAAGAAATTTATGATCGCTGCAAGGCGTTTCACCAAAAACTACCGCGCGCTCAACTCTACTGGAAAGCCCGATACACACGATGCTCGAACGGTGGCTCAGTCCTGTGCTGCCTTTGTAATCACCGGGGCCGCGTGCCTCAATGTCACATGATAGAACTGTACCAGGGGCAATCATTTTCTCCATTTGTATAATGGCTTCTCTGGCTTCGTCCAGACTATCAATAGCACGAACGACAGGCAATACAGGCTCAGGCAAAGGATCGAGAGCCAAACGGAAGTCGCGTACAAGCTCAGGATAATTAGCGTCGTCACGAAGCACGACAGCAGGATTACTTGTAACAATAACTCGTTGCGTCTTGCCACTTGCCGGATTCTCTTCCAAATGGACATAGCCACGATTCCCTCCGATATTCGTGACCCCGGCAACTCCCCATGCAGCCTCTCTACCACAGGCAAGTACGGTATCCGCCTCGCCTATCTCACTCATTAGTCTCGGTTCACAACAACTTTGAGCCGTTGCGAACCCCGCTTCTGTACCATCTGACTGACAGAGGACGACATTCGTGGCCAAGACGTTGTTACGATCAGTCCCGTGGACTTGTAGAAGGTGATCGAGAACTCGACCCGACGGCCCACTAAATGACCTTCCATTGAGAGCCTCATAATGACCAGGACTCCTTGATACCACCGCAATTTTGGCGTCCTCTGGCCCTGTAGTTTTAGCCATAGAACGCTGGGAAAACGGACACTTCTCACACACCGCAAGCGGGTGCTTTCGCACCGCATGTGTGGTTTCGGTCACTTACTTACCTCCCGTTTCAAACTCCTCTTAATCCACAAGTTGATTACATGTTGGCGTGAATCACTTGCTAGAGAATACAACTGCTCGGCTAGCTTAGTAGCCTCTTCTTCCGAGAGATTAGGAATAGTCTCTTCAATCCTGGCAAGCACCTTGTCAGTATCCAACTACAGACCCGCCCTTTCTACTTGTGCCGCACGCTGTCTGGCTTTCAACAAACGATCGTGAACCCTGTGATTCAGACGATCTTCTTTCCTACGATGCTCAAGCGCGACTAGAATCCTGCGTGCTGTCTCTTGTTGGACAGTACAATGGGTTCCATGCAAGATGCGTCTTATGGTAGACGTGGCTACCAACGCATATTTGCCGGCTGCCTGAGCAGTACCGCAACGATCGACAAGTTCAGCGGTGTGTGGCCTGATCTTGTAACAGTCGATCGTGGTCTTGTGGTAAGGTTCGTAACTATTCGACACGGATATGGTGTCCCGCCAGTGTAAGGATTTCTTCCACGGAAACATACAGATCGTCCAAGTCACCGTGGTTCAAGATCGTTAGATCGTAATTGAAATCAAAGGCTTCACTCCTGTGCTGGTCTTGATCCTCAACCCCGTCGCGGAAGATACGCACATTGTGCCCACCTAATTCTCTTACGCGATTTGCCTCATTCTCGAAGCGTACATCAGTTACCACAATCGCGCGCCCTGGGTAATAACCCCGCACAGGGAGTGTGTAATCCAACCAGAAATCTTCACCGAATACATCACGGTGCGCTTCTGTCCCGTATCGCTGTAGAAACGTGCGGAACGTCATATTGTGACTTCCACCGAACGCCTCTTCGAGAGCCACGATATTAAGCTCTTCATTCTTGAGCTTGTCAACCTCAGAGAACGGGATATCAAACAGAGCCGCGATAGACTTCTTGAGTGGGTCGGCAAAGGCTTTGCGCTCAAACCCATGTTCTTTGACTAGGTAAGCAGCAACGGTATCTTTGCCAGACCCTTTCGCCCCACTAAGGCCTAATATCACAGTATCCTCCGTGTTCATTCTGTCCAGAATGCAAAGCCAGCACCACGCCGTTCTTTACGGATCATGCCACGTTCTTCGAGTGTGATTATTACAGCGGTCATCACCTTGCTATCAAGATGGAAACGACGCATAATCACGCTCCGTAGCACACCAGGATTTTCTTCGATAAACTCGTATACCTTGTCGAGAAACTTCTCATGTGTTCCTTTGCCAGCATTAACCATGAGAATAATCGCGTCCTCTCCCCACTTCTGGGCGTACCACGCAGCGTTGATTATGTCGCCTTCCTCCACAGTCACGATTCCCTGTACAGGCTTTTGACGCATGCAAGCAAGGACGACAGCCATCTTCACGATGCTACGACTGAGCCTTTCAAACGTGGGAAGCGCAAGACCCCTGATCGGGCTGGACTTCGCTGCCTTATTCAGTTTACGCTCGTACTCGCCGTTCTTGGCCCACGCCTCAGGAGTCAGCTTAGCGATGTACCTCGGAGGCATGAGAACTTTTTGACCTGCTATTTTAGTCTCTACCTCAGAAGAATAGACCTCAAAGATATCCGCAAACTTGTGGAAGATAGCAGGACGCAAGCTAGTACCTCTATCCGTGGGAGGGCCGAGTGTTCTGTATCTATCCTCGTCCTCTTCTCCTAGCGAGATTAAAAAGCGTGGCAGAAAACCAGATAGCACGAATGACTCGCTAACCGAAGCGTAGATTCTATCCGTCACTCCACCCGCGAGAAAGATAAACGATGGTTGTTCGATGGTGATACTTCTATTCGCAAGCTTCTTCTTGAGGTATGGTGGCGAATCATAGAGAGCCGTGAGAGTCTCTTGCATTCCAGCCATATAATCCTTGCGTGACATACCATCGAACAACATGGAAACCTCATCTTTGAAGAAGATTGAGGCTTTATTCGGACGTTCGGACAGAGCTTGAAGTAGTCCCTCACTCGTGCCCTCGTTAGCCGCCAACAACTCGTGATCCATGTTGACTAGAAAATCTGTGACCATACGCATAGCCGTGGTCTTACGAGTAAGCGTGCTGTCTCCCATGATTAGCCCCCAAAGATTGGGAACTATTGTTCCGAAAGAAGTCTCCAATCTAACTGATGCAGAGACAAGCGCACTCATTCCCACGAATAGACAGAGGTTGTGGAAATCGGGCACAGCATCGGTAACCTCATCCGCCCATTCTCTGTATTCATCCACAAACGTTCGTGAGTATGGTTCCTCAACGAGAACAGGCATTTGGAGTAGAACTTCGTCACCCGCAGTTTTGTGATGGGCCTCGCCTGCCTTGAGAACATCGCGCCACAAGTGTTCTATCGGTCTACCGTCACGTGCATATTTGTTGCACTTTGCCTCATGTGCGACAACAAATACCTCTTCTGCCGTCATCCCCACTTTAAAGCAAACGTGGAGTAACCGCCAGAGAATACTAGACCAGTCATCATCTGGTTCCTGCGTGAATAGCGCACCAAAGTAGGTCTTATTGAGAAGTGGTCTGTACTTGTAAAGCACAGCGTCCAGGTTAAGATCAACGTCCTGCTCAGGCATCGGTTCGCCGGGAGCTTCAATCGTGCTTGGGATTGCCTCAAACAACAGAGGCTTAGCTGTTGTCTCCAACGCACGGCGAAGTTCGATAAGTGCAGGAGGTTGGTACTTAAAGTTGTGAGTGAACGGCACACGTAGAAGCTGACCCAAGTCCCAACCGGACTTATCTGCTCCTATCAAGTACGCGATTCTGCGTGAGTATTCCTCAGCTTGGAACGGAGGGACAGGGGTAGACATACGCCAAATAGCTTGCCACCTGGCAGGTGATGATTCCCAAAAAATAGGTGGAGGAATACGGACAATGGATTCAGGATTGACCTCATCCAAGTCTGCCCATACTAGATCTGTGGGTAGGCAGTTCTCCTTCTTACGCTCCATCTTCTCTAAAAGATTCACGCAGAAATATACGTTGTGTTTGCGCTCAACCTGGAGAATGTAGTTCTCAACTCTAACACTCTCTTTAGGCCATTCAAAGAATTTCTGTTGAAATCTGGCCTTGGGAGCAACAGGATCAGACGTGGCTATACACAGATAGCCTTCGTTGGCTCCGTACAGGAGGTCAAAAAACTTTGAGCGAATCTCGCTTTTGGCATCTCGATTCATAATCACCGTGTCAGTCATAATAACTCTTGGCTGGGGCTAGCGGCTAAACGGGAGTTAAAACCACTACTTACGTGCCCCACGTCAGCGGAAGGCAACCCCAGCCAAGGTCTTAGGAGGTGTGGCCCCTAAGCTTAGAGGAGTTACAACAAGCCGCTACTCGTGCTCCCCACGATACTACCAGCAGGCTTGACACCCTTGACAGGGTTGTTGTATTCACCTTCGATGGTATTGCCGTTGCGATCCCTCTTCTGCTCCTTACCAAGAACCACCACAACAGGGCGACCCTTGTACTCGTTGAAGTCAGGATCGAACTCACTGTTCAGTACCACTTCCTCGGGATCACCAGTAGCGATGAAGAACCTAGCAATCATGCCCTTCATCTTAGCTGCCTTACCCTTGTCGTACTCCACAGGTGGAATTACGAACTGAGTCCACACAGCCCTGTTTTCCAGATTGACGGTCTTGCCATCATCTAGGACGATAGGCTCGTTGTTGACCAGCCTGAATTGCACCTTCATCATCGGAGTACCAGCAGGCATCTTGCCCTCTCCGCTTGTGTTCTTCACGGCATCCATGGTAATCTCGAACACCTCTGCGTTGTACCTACCAGGCTCGATAGGATCGAAACCTGAGAGGTCAGCGTCAGACAGGTTTAGTGGCCCTGGCATCTCTCTCCTTCCGTACGGGAGTAAACGTATTTACTCCGCTTGTGTGTTTGTGATCAAGTCCCAGAGTTTTGGCATAGAGGGGTCTTTCACCATTTCTCCGAGATTAGCAGTTCTGTCCTTGGCAACCACCCTACGTGTGCCCTGAAACTGGATACGCCGTTCGAGAATACCAGTGGTTGTATCGTTCGACATATATCCAACGATGTCGCAAAAACCCGGTACCTCTTGGCGGAGCTTTCCAGCGAAACCAGGGTAATACTTAGGTGGCATGTTCTCTTCGTGCTCGGCTCCCACGTGAGCAGTAAAGATTGTGTGAGCTGGAAGATCCCTGAAAGCTCGTACAATCTTTCGTATGTGACTACGATTGATTCCCCACTCACGAGGACTCGGCACATCGACGTTGACTTTATCGGGATTCCGCCCATACGCCTCTCGCATGATGTACCGCATATCAAGGTCAGCTAGCTCAGTCACCGTATCAATCGCCACAGTCTTGTAACCGAGTGATCCATCCTTGATGGAATGGTACAGCTTGTTGTAGTTTGCTTCAAGCTCAGGAATCGACCGAACTGATACAACGTCGATATCCTTGTGCCTGATGGTTGTGGTGCCGCCCTCACAATCAAACAGCAGCACAGGGAACAGACGAGGATCGTCTGCACAAGTTCCTATCTGATATGTCTTACCAACCCCAGGGTCAGCGTAGATCAGGATATTCAACCAGTCTACGATTTCAGAGGGTGCCCTCACTTGTAAGGCTTCCCGTAAAGCTTGGAAGTCCTCGGGTTCCTCCTGTGCTGGGGTTACTTCGGGAGCCGTTTCCGTTGTGGCCATTCATCAACTCCATACTTAGGAAGATGATTACGTGGATACTGCAATAAGGCACGCCATTGTAACGATAAGGCGTTGGTGCAGTACAGCCGCGTGAGGCACAACGGAGACTCTTGTTAGGAGTAAGCGTATCGTGCCAGGTAACAGGCCCACCCTCAGGAAGTCTAGGGTAGTTAGTCCTTATACGGCTGAGTCTTGTAGAACGTACAGCGTGACTAGGGGTGCCTTCTGCAACCTTATTAGGGCGTCTAGTTGGTTTGTTTTTCTTTTGTTTTAAAGCGTCTATTTGCTCACGTGTCAGTGGCATTGTGTATCCTTATCTACTCCCGTTAAACTAGTAGTGTGGGTCAGTTGGTTTGTACCCGTCGGTCGCCGGACAAACGGTACTGACCCACACATTAGTTGGATGCTCCTACCTTACTCACGGTTGTTATCCATGGATTCAACCGCTTTCAACCACCCTTCCTCACTAGGCCACATCGCCTCTCTATGATGTAGAAGCCTCGGAGCATCCAATGTTGGAAACGAAACATAGATAGGTGTCCCTGTACTTGCTTGCCCCGCCATGCTCGTGTCTGACGTGCATGTTTTCGCGCGCTGGCCCTAATGCAAGCCTTGGAGACACCTACCTATGCTTCGTCACCCTCCAAACTTCACACGTATCTTAGCTATTTCGTCACTTGCGTATCTTCTGCTTCTGGGCTTACCTTGAGGTTTTGGAGCTATCTCTTGCCGAGCTTCTGGATACTGCTTGAAGAATGCTACTTCATCTGGGTCTGCACGCTCGTCAATGAATCGCTCAAGCATGGAGATAAGAGCAGCCTCTTCGTCTTGCGGCTTCCCCATGTAAGGGACTCTACCTTCCAGGATACCATCGCGCTCGATGATATCGAGGATATCTTGGATGCCAAAGTCAATTTCTTCAACGCGAGCGAAGTCGTTGATTTCAACATCGACGCGAGTTAGACTGTACTCCAGACTATCTTCAAATGGGGCACGTTGAACGTTTCCCATGCGATAGTTGCGAACGGCTCTCTTGACTTTCCATTCCTTCTTTTCGTCCTTGGCTGCTCGATAAATGTAACGACACCGATCCGAACAGAACCGATCGTTGTAATGATGGAATTCAAATATCCTGTCACAGTTCCTACATTTGTGGGTTTCGCGCTTTTTGTTCCCACCGTATTTGTGCCAGTTACGGTAAAGCTCCGCAATAAACTCCCGTTGTAACGCCACAGTTTCACCTGCTGTTCTCCCGTTTACCTATCACGTGTTCGGGTGTAGTTGTCTTGAATCAGTTGTTCCCAATCTCCACCATCTTCACGGGCAAGGCATGGCGCTCTAAAGGCACACCGTAGACATTGATAGTCATTCCGCAGATTGGGATAAATCCGAAGTCCTGGGTCAAGCATGTCCATTGCTTCGAGGTAAAGACGATACCCAGCATTGGCAAGCTGGTGCCTGTTGCGTCGAACAAGCTTACGAATGAAAAATTGGTCATCGCCTACATCTCGCACGTATGCAATGTAGTTCTTGTGCTTCTCGTCCAACGATTCAACGTCGATCCCGTTCTCTTCGATGAATGCCATGAGCATTTCGTACGTGGGACTTTCCTCGTTACGGTTGACTGAGAAGAGTCCACCACGTACCATCGTTGGCTCTTTTGGATAGACTTTCCGTAGTACATTGTAGATACACTCCTCCATGGCTTCGCCTGCATAGGGTAGGTTGTAATACTTTGCTTCAACCTCTGCCGCATGCATGTAGCTAGTGACCTGCTCATCGGTTTCCAATTTCTCGAAGAAATCCTCATCAATCCGAGAGCTAGTCTTGTGATCTATGACCCCTAGCTTACCTGACGGCTTCTGCCAAATACCATCCATCCTACCGCGTGAATGGACTTCCAGCTTCTTGCCATAGTTGGGGGATTGCTCGCGCAAATCGACAGCCTTGAGAATACAGTTATTCTCATAGTCCCATACCGGAACACTGAAGTCATGTTCCGTTACGAGAACTTCAAAGCCATCATGCAGCGTTGCATATCCCCGATAGGCTGCCATCATCCGCTCACCCAACTCACGGAGATTATCATACTCTTCCGCGTCAGGATCAGGGATTATATCTTCCAACCCACGCACAACCCACAGAGGATCGCTGTACCCCATCATGCGTGAATCAGTAGCGGCACGTGGATTCAGGTCGTAGACCTTATCCAGCCAATCCTCGGTAACCAATCCTCCGCGCCATTGAATGTTGAACCATGTTCTCCATGATTCAACGGGGTCACGTCGCAGGATAGGATTGTAGAAGTTCTCTAGGGCATAGTGAATCCCGGTACCAAACCACAGATCGGTGTTGATACCGTGCGTGTCTGCCCTTAGACTTAGATTGTTACGTGCGGGACTTGTCCAATCGAAATAGCGTCTGCATCTTTTGAAGGATGCTCTATCGCTATTGTGGATAGGCACCACGTCCCACTTTGATGGGATTTCTGGCGCACGCCACGTTGTAGTGGCTTCTGCCGTACCCCCCGTAACCATGTGGCCTCCCGTTTTGGCCTGACGTTGGCGGGGCTGTGGGCGGCTCTGAGAGAGCCGGAAGGGACGATTCTAGCAGGTCGGGAGGGGAAGTCAACCCCTCCCGACCGAAAACCCGCTATTAGCGGGAATATTTTTTGAGTAGTCAGCCAGAGACTAATCGTCTGCCTGATCTATCTCAACTATCTCAAGACGAGTCACGTTATCCATCTGATAAAAGATAGGATCAGACTCGAAAACCACGTAGCTACCGGGGATATCGGCTGCTGCCTCTACCGCCTCTTTTGCGCTGTTTGCCTGAACGTCCCAGACCTCCCACGTACCAAGCTCACGTGGCTGAGCATCAGGTTCACCGGGGCCAATATCCAATATCGCCGGACGCATGACTGTATAGTTGAACACCGCATCCTCCCGTTCTCATGCGAGTAGGGCTATGCTGGGACATAACCCTACTCGCCGCAGTTTGTTGGTGTTACTGTTTTGCTATCGCCCGCTCGAATGTCTTTCTAGCGTGTTCCAACTGGAAAGCAACATCTTCCAGTCGTTCCTTCTTGTCTGGATCTTTGGTCTTTTGAATCTCTAGCCACACTTGGGCATCAAAACGATCAAAGTCCAGCTCCATGTAATGTCCCTTGTGGATATTTCCCTCATGGAGAACTTTCAGAGCTTTGTTGCCTGTCACTGATTGCCACACGTGCGGGC